TTTAAATCTTGCTTGAAATATCTTGAATTATATTGAGCTTCATACCTTAAAAGACAACGTGAAAGAACCAAACGTTTAGATATTTCTTGTGCTTTATCATGTATAACACAAAGATATTTAATTTTTTCTATTTCATCATCTTTACAAAGTGAAATAGCAAGGTCTAAGGCATCATTATCAAAGGAATAATCATCCCTAATTGCTTTCATCACTTCGGGGAATCTTTTTAGCATATCTTTTTTTAATTGGTTTCCTTTAGCATACATTTTACCAGAAACAACTTGATTACCTTTTGAAATATAAACACTGTTACCGTAAGTAGCAGTCTGATAACGTCCGGCCTCTGCTTTTCTATGATGATTCAAAACCCTTTCAACTTGTCCGTAATTCTCTAAAAAATAATTTTGCGTGATATCTAATCTTGTTAAGTCCCAATGCTCATGTGACGGTAATTCTATTTTCAATTCACGCTCAATGAAATTAAGCATCAAATAAAAGTTTGCCTTTATGTCAATTGATCCAAAAACATTATCATGCAACCCAAGAGCATCACCAAAGAGGCGCGCAGGGCTACCAGTTATTTGAAAAAAACCACCAAGAGAACAAGTGACCTGATGTGAATCAGATTTAATGCTCTCACGCCTAAAGGTTTCGTATTCAATTGTTCCGTCTGGATTAATAGAAATAATTGTGCCTGTCATAGATTTTAATTTAGTAAAAGAAGCTTCACTCAGCTTACTTGTACATAATTTAGCCGTTATCCAATCTAAGAGCATGATTTATAAGCCTTTTTTACTCTGATTTAAAGAATATACACCATTATTGCAGTGTAGCCCACTAGACTATCCCCAAGTGTTACTGGTCACTTGGGGATGAATTTCACTTGTTCCCAATCTCCGGCTCCGCCATCGAATGGGAACAAGCAAAATTATAAGGTGTTTGAGTTAATGCTTTTGAGTTGACCATTTTTACTATTCCTTATCATAGAGGGGTAATATTTTTTATTTTCACAGCAAATTGAGGCCATTAGTTTCAAGTCGTCTGCTGATTCTTCAGGTACCCATAAAGTTATTTTTTTTAAACCTTTTTCTTTTTGCTTCGCTTCATAAATTGAATTCCGAGACATATTAAACCCCTTTTTAGCGTCACCAGTGACAGGACTCACAATAAACAAATTTTAATCATAATGCAAAATAAATATACAAAATAAATTAACAAGGGAAGTTCAAAAAAAATGCTATTTCATAAAATCAAAGAAACGATTGTTATTCCATTAACGCATACATTTTTAATTACTTTCTTTGTTAATTGGTGTTCAAGTTTCCATTGTTCGCAAGGTCAAAAAATAGTTTAGCGGGGCAAAGGAAAAGAAAAGTTACCGCTCCGCTGCATGTTCGTACCTCACATATTGCACTTGATTCTAAATATGAGAATCAAGTGCAATTGTGTTAAAAATTTGAACCTAGCAGAATGTTAATTTCTTGCTCAGCAGCTCTCTTATCCTGTACGGCCTCTTTTAAGGAATCGAGTATAACTGTAAGCTTTTCGACTTTACGCTGTAATTTATGATTACGAACTTCCATTGATGCGTAATTAGATACGCAATGTTCAGCAACCTTGGAGGCCGCACCAAGAGACAAAGAACCTTTTAAATAATCGACTTTATTCTGAAATTCTTCTGTGTCATTTTTGAATTTAACTAGCATTTTTTTTGCTCCCATTTTCTAAGAGCATCTATATGATAAGCACCTGATGATTTTTGTGTAGACAATGAATAATCGATTCTATCGCCTATTTCTGCACCTGCTTTAATTAAATCTCTATATGCCTGTTCGCCTTTAAAGAAATAAGCACTAGTACAATCAGGACGTTCAGCAGCTATAACAGTATTATCTATATGGTTAATTTTTAAATCAGTAGTTAAATTTGACATATTTTTTATTCCTTCAGTTAATTTCTAAGTACCATTATAATCCTTTTTAAAATAATGTAAAGCTTTTTGGTACCAAAATATCAATTATTTTCTTCCAGGCTTTTTTGTTTTAGTACCATTAACGTAATTATTCAGTAATATCTGGTTTTGGGGTGTACGGGTAATTATTTGCAGGTTCATCTGAACAATAGATAGTTGTTTCTTTTTTGTCTTTTAATAAAATAGCTTTGCAACTTGAGACCCAACGAACATGGTAACCACGTTCCCGAGCGTAAAAAGACTTATCGCCATTATTAAATATATAATCAAAACCATTGGTGTACTTAACCGAACCTGATATATAAACATTTTCAAGTTCAGAAGTTTTCTTCTTATCTGGGTTAAGTTCTTTATCATCAAGTTCACCACTTTTAATTTTTTTTAATTGCTCTACATATTCTTTTAAAACTGGCTTTGCTTCACAAGACCCATATAAATCCTTATAGGCTTGATTGCAACCAGTAAAACCTTTTTTAGGTTCACCGCCTAATTCAGTGACAAGGGCATTAACAGCGAAAGAAGCAGTTAACGCCCCAAGTAAAAAAAAGTGAACGCTCTTAGCTTTGAAATTTCTAATTGCATCTTTAAAATCCTTAGTTTTGTTAGTGTATCTACCATGGGTGTAATAGGGCGGAATATATTGAAATAGCTCGTCTGAGTTTTCACTAAAAACTTGTGTTGTATCATAAGAGGAATAAAGGTCATTACCTCTATAAATCCATTTATCGACAACAGGCGCGTTCTGACCATCACCGTATTTAACAAAGCCAATGTGCAAACGTGGCATAGGCAAAGGTTTATCAAAAATACCTTTCCAGACAATTGAGAGGATAGGAATGTTAAACCTATCCATTCTACGACAATAAACAACATGCTCGGCAAACATTAACCGCGCTTGTTTATCCATAACCTCCAAGTCTTGAATGATGAAGAAGACATCCCACCGTTTTTTTCTTGCGTGAATAATCCAGTCGAGTAGTTCTTTTCTGCCGGAGGCATTCCAATCACGAGAATTAAACCAAGTACCACACTCATCCAGAAATAGACCCCCGTTATTTTCTTCACCTGTAAATTCACCATCATAGCCAAGGCCAAGACTTTCAAAATGACTTGCTTGAGGACGGTCCGGAACGCGGAATAATTCGCATTTTTTTGCATAATTACCAACTAGGTTGTTAAGGTTAATATCTAAATTGGTTGCAACTCTACGCTTGGCCAGTAAGTAATCTTTAATTTTACCCACAGTAGCAAGCGTTTTGCCCGAACCCAATTTACCAGTGACAACATAAACAGGCATTAGGATGTCATCACTTTTGTTTTCCAATTAATTAACTTAATTGATACTTTAAAAGCAGTAGCCGCAAGATGAGCTGAAACAATTGTACTTAGGCAGAAAGTTAAGTTAGACGGTACAAAAGCGACAGCAAAAGAGGCGGCAGCCGGAAGAACGGAAAGTAGTAACCCTTCAAATTCAGATATGAACGCTGATATCAAAAGACCAACAGCAGTTAATATTGTCAAAAGAGAGGCAAATAATATTCCTTTCTTAGTAACGAAATAAGTAATAATACTGATAAAAGTAGTACTAAACCAAGTAGCCAACGGTATTAAAAATAATGGCATGTTAAATCCCCTCTGTTAACGTTCTGTTAAATAAACCGAATAAATACCAAGCTGTCATAAAGTAAATAACCCATTCAACAATAGGCATTAGTTTTGATGCTAATGTGCAGGTATCAAGAGTAAAATTATATTTTCCTACAGGTATTGAGTGATTAGAGCATGAACCACTAGGAACAACAGAAAGACCACTTTTACCCATATTATTAATTAGCGTAGAGTCAACACCAAAGAGTTCACTATCAGATTGAGCCGCTAATTGCTCTACCTCAGTTTTGTAGTCATCATTAAGCTGTTCTAGCTTTCCATCTTTATCAAAAGGGTCTGGTGTTTCTTTGTCAAATTGCTTGTTTAATTTTTGAAGCTCAGAAACTACAGGAGATAAATCTATATTAGTAACTTGACCACCTGAAGCAGCACCACCGTTTATTGGATCGTCATTTCCGTCACCATCATTATCTAAATCTGAGTCATTTGGGATACCATCACCATCAATGTCTGGGTCGTTATAATCTGGTAGTCCATCATCATCAATATCAGTGTCGTAACAAGTGAATGAGTCATTTACATAACCACATCCTGATAGACAGTTATTTACTGAACCTCCACCATAAGCAGAACCCTGTTCTTTGCACACGTTTTCTGGGTCTTCTGCACAAGCTAAAAGTCCACCATTATTTGTACAAGTCCCATCGGGATTAGCTTCTCCCTGAGTAGGATTACCAGAAACATCAGGTTGAGGGTCTGTATAACAATCGCCCTCACTACCCATATAAACCTGATTACCACCGCCAACATCTACAGCAGTTACAGAACACATTGAACCATCTGGCTTTGAATAACAGGCGTTTTGTTCAGTCACTTGTAAATCAGGTGAATCATTAACATTGCAAGAATCCGCTAAAGAAACGTCTTCTGGTCTTGCACAGCCGTCTGTGACACCATCATCATCTTGGTCCAAACCGTAAGTATAAGCCGGGTCATCTTGGTTAGGACATCCGGGTTCTGGTGGCATTTTTGTAAAGTAGCCAACTGCTACAGTTTGAGAAGACCAAGCATAACAACCTGAAGCTGAAGTTTGATAACAATCTTGATATTCAGCATAAACATAACCATTATCTGAAGCGTCAACCGTAGAAATTGCATGACCTTTATCATCACCGTTAATATCAGCTGAGATTAAACTTGCAAGACCAGTTGAACCACAGCCTTGCTTATCAGTTGATTCATAATTGGACGGAGGACCAACAGTAGTGGAACATAAGTATTTTTCAGTCGTTTCTGGTGTTTTAATATCTAAACTAATAAAAATATTTGAATAAGAAAAAAAAGGCATTATTAATGCCGTTAACAATAATAATGCCTTTAACATAATTTTAGCCCTGTATTAGATTTTACTTGTACCACGTTTAAATAATTTGATTACAATAAAACCGCCAACTATGGCAGCAAGTGGAACCCATATAGCATCAATAATAGCTAAACCATCAGTACCAATTGCAGTAATTGCAGCAGTAGCTCCGGCAGGTAAATCTGCGTGTGCTTGTGTTGTAACAAGTGAAGCAGCAGTCAAAGCAACAACTGAAACTTTTGTTTTTGCATTAAAAAGAGCATTTTTAGAACGATTGTATAAATTAGACATGTTAAACCCCTTAAGGTGTTAAAGTTGATTCATTGATTTTCTAAAAACATAGAGAATAAATGAAAAAGAATACCCAGTAGCAAAACTACCGAGCATGTAACCAGAAAATAAGACCAAATCAGAAATAACCATTATTTAGCCCCAGATTCATTTGCTAACCAACCCAAACAGAAACAAATACCACAGGTGCAAACAAGTAATGCACTTAATATAAGGTCAAGTTGAGCTTGATTTATTGCGTACTCAGTCATTAGAGTTTTTTACCATCATCTAAAACTGGTACAAAAGTAGTGTCATATTTACTTAAAGCTAGACCTCCAAAATTATCAGTAACAAAGCTACTAGGAGCAATATTATAATCTCCTACAGGTAAGCAATCAGCGGCATTTTGATGCCCAATTTTGAAAGGTTCAGGAAAGGCACCGCCTTTGTGCATGTAAGCGGTTTGTTCAAAAATAGTCATATCTTTACCATTAGACTTAAAATTTTTGATTGTTGGTTTTTCATAGCGTGGCAAAATTTGAATTAACATAACAAGTACCTTTTTTAGTGTTTCAGTGATTCAATAATCATCTGTTTCACTGATACTAAGTGATACTATCATATTGTGTCAATATATTTATTTACAAAATATATTTATAATAAGTTAAGATGATTTAAAGGTGATATATGAAAACAAAAAGCGTAAGAGCAAAAATTGAAGATGCAAACAAAATAGAACAATGCTCAAGAGAACTTGCAGCATTACTACAAAGGAAAGTAACAGTTAGTGAACTGATACATGAAATGATGGACGGTTTAGCAGATGCAAAAAAAAGAATTAAAGAAAAGATTGATTGAATTGGCAAATAAAAAAAAAGTAAGCTTTAGAAGGTTAAAAAAAAGCTTACTAAATTAAGCGGCTAACTGTTTTAATTCTTCCCACGAATTAACAGCAATTAAATTTATTGTTTCAGTGCTAAATGGTAAAACCTCACCGCTCTGAAAATCAGCTTGCGTTAACCCTGCATTTAACGCTATTTTTTTGTGCCTGAAAAAAGTACTTTTTGTAAGTAGTGAATTTTCATTATTAGGACTATAAACATTAAGATGCCCGAGAGTTTTTATCATGTTCCAAGTGGTAAAAGCTTTAAGGCCATAACCAGACTTTAAACCAAGTTCGACAGCTGACTGTTCAAATTTTTCTTTTATCTCTTTTACGTTCATTGTTGTTAATCCTTTTCCCACTCTAGTTTGCCAGAAATCTCTGTACATTTGTTCTATATCGGATTCAGTTAAATCATACCATTTATTTTTAGGCATTCTATAATTTTTACCTATCTTTTTTAAATCTTGCTTGAAATATCTTGAATTATATTGAGCTTCATACCTTAAAAGACAACGTGAAAGAACCAAACGTTTAGATATTTCTTGTGCTTTATCATGTATAACACAAAGATATTTAATTTTTTCTATTTCATCATCTTTA